ACATTGTATTGATTTTTTTACTATAATCAACTAAAAAAACAAGGGGTGCGACTTGGTAACGCACATTAATTTTTATACGCTATGGAAAATTTAGATTTTATTAAGGACTTAGGTAGTTTAGATTTTGAAAGTTGGATATTAGTTCAACAAGCCTACAAACAAAACGCATTTAATGAAGATATAATGGAATGTGGATTTAATAAAAATTCGGGTTACGTTTATATTGCATTAGAAAACGGAGTACAGATTGCATCTTGTTTTGGTCAAAGTGTAGAATACATTATCTATGATTTTGAAACGGGAGATGAATATTTTTTTGATACTTACGAAGAAGCATTTAATAATCAATAAATATATACGCTATGAAACATTTATTTAAATCGTTGGCAGCCTTCCAACAGGAAGTCCCTGTAATTCACAAGGGTACACAAGGCTTCGGGTATAGTTACGCAGATTTACCCGCTATCTTTGAAAAGATTAACCCGTTATTAGCCAAACACGGATTAGGCTTTACGCAGTTGCTTAATTCTAAAGATGGGGAAAACTACTTAGTTACCGTACTTTTTCACGTAGAAACGGGAGAATCAATCGAAAGCACTACCTTAATTCCGCAAGTAGAATTAAAGGGGATGAATTCTTACCAATCATTCGGGAGCGGTTGTACTTATTTTCGTCGTTACTGCTTATCTTCTATTTGCGGTTTGGTTACGGACAAAGATACGGACGCTTCAGGCGAACAAGTAAAAGACGAACCAAAGAAACCAACCATTGATAACAAGAGATTAGGCAAGGCAATCGAAAGCATTTCCGCGGGTAAATACACTAAAGAGGAATTGTTAGCTAATTTTAGCCTTACGGAAGCGCAGTTAAAAATGATTGAAACTATTTGAGCGTCTAATTTAATAAAGTTGTTATGAAAGTAAGATGCTCACAAATTGGTAAGATAATGGCAACCCCCCGTAAAGCGGGGGAGGTGCTATCCGAAACGGCTAAAACCTACGTCCACGATTTAGTATTAGAAGAAAAATACGGAATCAAAAAGGAGTTTAGTTCACGTTACACGGATAAAGGTAACGAGGTAGAGGAAATCGGAATAGCCTTAGTAAACGAGGTTCTAAACTACCGCTTTATTTACAAGAATTACGAGTTTTTCGAAAACGATTGGATTAAGGGAACACCCGATGTAAACACGGACGAAGTGTTATTAGACGTTAAATGTTCGTGGGACGCTACTACATTTCCGTTTTTTGATACGGAAGTACCTAATAAGGACTATTTTTACCAACTGCAGGGTTATATGATGCTTACAGGAAAGCAAGAAAGCATTTTAGCCTATTGCCTAATCAATACACCTGCTTTAATGGTAGAAGACGAAATAAGGAGGGCGCATTGGAAATTTAATTTAATCGAAGAAAACACGGAACTAAGAAAAGAGGTAGAAAGTAAACACGTTTTCGACCACATACCCGAACATAAAAGAGTTAAGTATTGGTTTATTCGAAGGGATGAAGCCGTAATTGAAAAAATAAAAGAACGTGTTGAGTTATGCCGAGAATACTATAACCTGTTAATGAAAACGATATGAAAAAAACAGCAGTAGAGTGGTTAGCAGAACAAATTACCACAGTTAAGTGGAAAATGTCTGATGTAACTGATAGAAACTCAATTATAGAACAAGCCAAAGCAATGGAGAAGGAGCAGATAATAGATGCATATGAAATAGGTTTTGCCGATGCTTGGGATGATGCAATATATTATGATGAGCCAAAATACGCAACAGCAGAACAATACTACAAAGAAACCTATGAAAGCAAAACTAACCTTTAACTTACCCGAGGACCAACACGAATGGGAGAACGCAGTAAACGCGAATAATATGTATTTAGCGCTTTGGGAAATTCAGCAGGAAATTCGAAGGGTATGGAAATACGGAGAACTAACCGAAGGGCAATTCGAAATCGTGCAACAAATTTACGATAAAGTAAACGAGATAATAAACGAAAACAATATAAACTTAAATAGGTGAGATACGCAATAATTTTTTTAAGTGCTTTGATAATAGAGATATGTTCAACATTTTACATTCGAGCGACTTCGGAGGGAAACACGGACTTAATGTTATTCTTCGCCTGTATTGGTCCTTTTTTAGGTCTTCCCTTTATTGGGTTTATGGTCGAATCAAAAACGTGGAAAGAACGAATAATGCAGGCTTTTTCTCTAAGCTTAGGTTATGGGTGCGGATGCTTAATAGTAATCAATTTAATTAAATAAAAAATGGAAACAAAAAACAACACGGGAGCAATTTTTAAGAATGACAAAAAACAAGGTAATCAACCCGACTACCGAGGAAAAGTAAACGTAAACGGCAAAGAAATGGAGATAGCGTTATGGCTTAAAGAATCTAGCAAAGGAATGAAATACTTTTCGTGTTCATTTAGCGAACCACGAACCAACGAAGCGCCCAAACAAGTAAACACGCAAATAATTGACGAAGACGATTTACCCTTTTAATTATGTTTATAGATGACAATTCATTACGTAAGGAGTTGAAAAATATACTCCTTACCAAAACACGAAACCAAGTAGTAAAGGAAATAAAATCCAAAGGTTTAAAGATGCACCAATATACAATAGACCGTTTTTTATCAGGAGCATTGGTAAGCATTAAAACCCTTCGAACCTTAGATGAATACGTTTACCGACAACAAAAAGGGTTTAAGTAAGTTTAATTAAAATATAAAGTTTATATTTGATGAGAAATTAAACAAAATGGAATGGGTAAGCGTAGTAGCTAAAGACCATAAAGAATGGGTTAAACTTGTAAAAACTTTTGGCGAAGATTTTTACGCGGAAGACATTGTACAGGAAGCCTACTTACGTTTGTACCGATATTGCAAACCCGAAAACGTTATTCAAAATGGGCAAGTTAATAAAGGTTTTATGTATTTTGTGCTACGCAATCTTTACTTATTACATATTAAGAGCGAAAAAAAGGGAGAAATGGTAAACTTAGATAACTTACCCCTGCTAAAAGACGAACCAACCAACTTGCCAAAGGAAGAAGCCTACGCAAGAATGCTAGCTAAGATTTACGAGGAAGTTGATTCGTGGCATTGGTACGACAAACAACTATTCACAATCTACAAAGACACGGACTTAAGCATAAGAGATATAGCTAAAGAAACTACCATTTCAAGCAGTTCTATTTTCAATACCTTAAAGAACTGCAAAAGCAAAGTAAGGAATAAGTTTAAGGAGGACTACGAGGACTACAAAAACACGGATTACGAATTAATTAAATAACGCTATGGTAAACATTTTAGAAATACTTGAAAACGAACTCGAATTAAGAAAAATAAGAGCTAAAGAATTTTGGCACGAACATTCTAAATTAGAAAAAGAAATAAAAAAACTTAAACAGGAAAACGAAATACTGAGAAAAGACTTATTCGAATTAAGTCAAGAACACTTTAACAATAAAAATAAATAGTTATGGGAAGACCAAGAAAAAAACAAGCCGAAGGATTAGGCGACACGGTAGAAAACATTTTAGAAGTTACAGGAATAGCCAAGGTAGCTAAATGGGTATTAGGCGAAGACTGCGGATGCGAAGAACGCAAACAAAAGTTAAACGACCTTTGGCGATACACTAAACCCGAATGCCTAACGGAAGACGAATACACTTACTTAGACGAATTTTTTACTAACCTTAAAAGTAGCGTAAGCCCTAACCAACAAAGGGAGCTATTAAAGATTTACAACCGAGTATTTAAGCAAAGAATGCAGCCTACTTCCTGCGGTAGTTGCGTTAGGGAAATCGTAAACAAGTTAAACAAGCTATACGCAATTTACAAGGAAGAAAATGAAGTTAGTAAAGATTAACGAGGTTAAACCAAACCCTAAGAACCCGCGCCTAATTAAAGACGAAAAATTTAATAAGTTAGTTAAAAGCATACAGGAGTTCCCCGATATGCTTAATAAACGCCCCCTAATCGTTTTTACTGACACGGATGGTAAATACGTTGTGTTAGGTGGTAATATGCGCTTAAAAGCGTTAAAAGAGTTAAATTACAAAGAAGTTCCGATTATTTTAGCAGACGAATGGACGGAAGAACAAAAAGCGGAGTTCTTAATAAAAGATAACGTAGGTTTCGGGGAATGGGATTGGGATAGTTTAGCAAATGAATGGGACGTTGAAAAGTTAGATGATTGGGGATTGAATGTTCCAATCTTTGCTGATGATGTAGATTATTCTATTTTAGACGATGAAGACCTTGACGACCAACTAAATGATATGGCAGGCGGTGTTAAAAAGGCAATTCAAATAGAATTTGAAGCCGAGCATTACGAAGAAGCCTATGAACTCGTAAAATTTTGGAGACAAAAAGAATTATATATTGGTGGTTTCATAATGGAAAAACTTAAAGAAGAAAAAGAAAAATTATGAAATTAAACGAGGGACAAATAAACGGAATAAAATTTTATTATCGTGAGGGGTTTTCAGACCTCAAAACATTCAATGAAGTAATAGGAAATAAAACATACCTTAAAAAAGGAATGACAATAAACAAAGGTGAAAAATGGATGGATTGTGGCGGTAATGTTGGTGCATTCGCTTTATTAGCTTGTTCCAAAGGTGCAAAAGTTACTATTTATGAGCCTGACCCGTTTAACTGTAAAATGATTGAGCGCAATTTGAAGTTGAATAATTTTGATGCTGAAATAAAACAAGCCGCTTTAGTTCATAACGACACAAAACAAATAATGCTTTTCATTGGGAACAATAATCAAACTTGGAGAAATTCTATTGTTAAGAAATGGAATAACAAAGGAATAAAAGTTCCTTGTTTAAACTTCGATTTAGAAGCTGAAAATTTTGATTGTTGCAAAATGGATATTGAAGGTGCAGAAATGCTAATACTTGAAAACAC